ACGCGTACCGGGTTCGTCCCCTCGCCGCAATAAACACTTTATCCCTTTAATTCTTTATCCCTTAGAAAGTTAGCTAAATAAAAGCCCCGGTAGGGGCTTTTTAGTTTCACTTTTTTGAGCTAAAATTGTGTTAATTGCTTTACAGTTATTAACTTTGCGCCCTCTAATACATACATTAAAATATTAAAAAATTAACATGGCACTTACACAAGACCTTCCTATATCAAATTCGATGTATAAGCTTCTGAACCTTATCATTGATGCCCGGCAACAATTCCCCAAGGCGTTCCGGTATGAATTTGGTACGGAGTTGATGATGCTTGCCGTTCATTGTTGCGAATATATCCGTTATGCAAATACAGATATGAACCTTGAGCATCGTGCAGATTATCTGATGAAGTTTTTGTGTGAGTTTGATGCATTGAAATTACTGCTAAGAGTGTGTGAAGAACGACATTTGACCAGCCTGACTCAAACTGCCGAAATCTGTCTGCTTGCAGAGAGCATCGGTAAGCAAAGTACCGGTTGGTACAAAAAAACGGTTGCAGATCTCCAACGGCAAAAAGCTAACGGATCGCAACAAGTCGCAAAGCCGGAGTCATAATCGCCAAGGGGATTATGAGTGAGCAATTAGAATTATTTATTGGGCATCCCCCCGGTGATGAGCCGGGAAAGACTAAGATAGCGGATGCAACGGCTTCCAGCAGTTGGAACGTGAACTTCAACAACGGCAACGTCAACACGAACAACCGCCAGAACGCGAACCGGGTTCGTCCCCTCGCCGCAACAGGTAATATAATCTATGACATACTTCTTAGCAGTATTTTCGAAGCATCCGAAGATTGTGCCAGGCAGAAAAGAACGAGTACGGATTGTGTTGAGTTCTATAATGATTATCAGTCTGCATTGGTGCGGCTATGGTATTCTATTATTTACGGTGAATATGTACCGGACTTTTCAAAAGTATTCATACGGACTTACCCTGTATATCGGGAAGTCTTTGCCGCCGCTTTCATTGATCGTGTTGTCCATCACTGGATCGCTCTTCGTATCGAGCCGATTTTAGAGGAACGTTTTCGGGAACAAGGGAACGTCTCGAAGAACTGCCGGAAAGGTGAGGGATGTCTGTCTGCCGTGCACTATCTGAATAACATGATAGTCGAGGTCAGTGAGAATTATACTGCCGATGCGTACATTTTCAAAGATGACCTGTTCAGTTTCTTCATGTCTATCTCGAAATCGTTGGTATGGGAAATGCTGAACATATTCGTAAGGGACAATTATAAAGGCGATGATATTGAATGTTTGCTTTACCTTCTAGCCGTTACTATCTTTCATTGTCCACAAAATAAGTGTATCAGACGCTCTCCCGTCTCCATGTGGGACAAACTTCCCAGTAATAAAAGTCTGTTTCATAATGACCCTGACAGGGGAGTGGCTATCGGGAACCTGCCGTCGCAACTCATAGCCAACTTTCTGGCGTCTGTATATGATTATTTCGTGATGGAAATACTGGGATTCATATATTATGTACGCTTTGTTGATGACTTTTGTATCGTAGTGAAATCACCGGAAGAAATATTGTCCAAAGTCCATCTTCTTGATGGTTTCCTGAAAGAACAACTCCTTTTACGGTTGCATCCACGCAAACTGTATCTTCAGCATTATAAAAAAGGAGTCTTGTTTGTAGGGGCGTTCATTTTGCCTGGTAGAATTTATGTATCTAACAGGGTGGTTGGTAACACATATAACGCTGTCAGGAAATTTAATAGAATAGCTGAAAATGGATTTGCAGAAGCGTATGTTGAGAAGTTTGTGAGTACGATGAACTCTTATTATGGCCTGATGAAACACTTTGCAACGTACAATATCCGCCGTAAAATTGCAGCGATGTTGCTTCCTGAATGGTGGGAATATGTTTATATCGAAGGACATTTTGAAAAGTTTGTATTGAAGAATAAATATAACCATAGAAAACAACTAATTAAACATATCAAAAAACATGGATCAAAAAAATATCTTACCGCGTGGGATTGCTAAGCCTATCGAGCAACAGCCGGACGGAACTTGGATTGTACGTCATCACTTCCGGGTGGTTGGTACCAGTGAGAATGGTGAAGAACTGGTAACTTTTGCCAGTTCGGAATATCCCGAGAAACCTACCTTGCAACAGATTCAAAGAAGTATTGACCGTTATCGTGTGTGTCTAACAATGTATGGAGATACAATTTCAGACGAAATAGAAAAGGTTGATCTTTCCGTGTATATGTTTACGGATTAATAGTTCAATCTGTTGGTTGTTTAGGGGTGCTTATCAAGCATCCCTTTTTTATTTATGGAAAAAGTGAAAATTATAATGTCTTGTTTTATAGATATTTATCATAGAATTGATTTCCAAGATTTTCCATTTTTGTAAAACTCGTTATTATACTCAATACATTTGTTCCATACAGAATATTTTATTAATAATTAAACGCTATGAGTATGGGTATAAAAGTATTGTATGATTGGCTTTTGCAATCTAACCGACCGGCACACGTCAAAGCCGGGATGTTCGTCTTTGTTGTAATGCTTGTTTTCTGTTTCCTTCTATTAGGCATTGATTTCTGTAAATCTGCTATTGTTTCTTTAACGACAACCGCCATTGCCGCAATAGTGGTTGAGTACATTCAGAAAAAGTGCGGGTTCATCTTTGATTGGCTTGACGCATTAGCTACTGTTTTGCTTCCTGGGCTGATTACTGTGTTTTCAATATTGGTAGTAACTTTATGATTAATATTATGAGATGGTTATATGAGTTATTTAATGTAGACCAGATACGAATTATTTTCGTTTCGATGTTCAGTTCTCTTCTTGCTTATTTAACGCCGACTAAAGGTTTTCTTATAGCATTAGTTGTAATGTTTGGATTTAATATTTGGTGCGGAATGAGGGCTGATGGTGTTTCAATTATACGTTGTAAAAACTTTAAGTGGGATAAGTTTAAAAATGCCTTGGTCGAACTTCTCCTCTATCTTATAATCATTGAAGTAGTCTTCTCCTTTATGAGCTTGATAGGAGATGGTGAGAACTCATTGTTAGTTATTAAGACTATTACGTATGTATTTTCTTATGTATATCTTCAGAACGCATTTAAGAATCTGATTATTGCTTATCCTAGAAACAAAGGGTTTCGTATAATTTACCATGTAATACGTTTTGAATTTAAGCGGGCTACGCCTACACATGTACAAGGAATTATTGATAGAATCGAAAACGAACTAGATAAAGAGGAAAGATATGAAAATATTGATTGATAATGGTCACGGTGAAAATACACCTGGTAAACGTTCGCCAGATGGGAGATTAAGAGAGTGGGCGTATTCAAGGGAAATTGCTGATAGAGTAGTATCTGAATTGCGCAAGAAAGGTATTGATGCAGAACGGATCGTGAAAGAAGATACGGATGTTCCTTTGTTTGAGCGTTGCCAACGGGCTAATGCAATCTACAAAGAGACAGGAAAGAAGGCTATCCTAGTTTCTATTCATTGTAATGCTGCCGGTTCCGGTGCAAATTGGATGAACGCAAAGGGATGGAGTGTGTTTGTATCTAACAACGCATCAAGTAATAGCAAGAAGTTGGCTAGTTGTCTGGCAGAGGTTGCAGAGAGTATTCCAGTATCGGTCCGTAAACCTATGCCTGGACAACCATACTGGCAGCAGAATCTTGCTATCTGTCGCGATACGAATTGTCCGGCAGTATTGGTCGAAAACTTCTTTCAGGACAATAAAGAGGATGTTGAGTACCTTTTGTCTCGGGAGGGCAAAGAGGATATTGCTCGGATTCATATTGAGGGTATTGTTAAATATCTAGGCTTATGAAGGCTCTAATCTATATAACCATGTTCATGATGGCGGGAATATGGTTTGCTTCCTGCAAGACTTCCCGGAATATGGAAACTCAAAAGCAGATAGACTATTCCGGTGAATTGAGTCGTATTCAAAGCATGATTGAATCACTGCGAGTAGATGTAAGTAAGCAAACGAAGGTTACTACTGACAAGTTGAGTGATCTGAAGATTGAGAATAAAACAGTTTACTTGTCTGCTCCGGATTCAACAGGAAAACAACATCCGATTAAAGAAAGTACTACTACTGCATCCAAGCAGGACCAGGAACGGACGGAAGTTGATGAAACATTATCTATCACTTTACAGCAGTTTTCTAATAGTCTGGATTCTTTGAATTATAAAGTAGATGCAGTGCTGAAGCAAAAGGAAAAGGTTATTGAACTGTCATGGTGGGATTTACATAAAGATAAAATTTATATAGGTATTATAGTTCTAATAATAAGTGGATGGAGAGTATCCAAGTTGAGAAATAAGTAGTACTTTTACATCGGAATCCCTTTAATTCCAAATCCGCGACGGCGGAAATCATGCCCTGACCGAATGGCCGGGGCTTTCTATTTTGCAATTTGATGTGACATCTCTCTAAATCATAAATTTAAAAACTTACCTTTGTGACGTAACTAAAAGATATAATAATGAAAGATGCTTTAGATATTATAATGAATTTGTTAAATGGAAAGTATAGTCTTACCATAGTAACTATTGCAGGAGTGGTGTTTATTATATTCTTAATATTAAGAATAAGACTTGATTTAAAAATATTTAAGAAACAAACTCGTTTTTCAAAGTTACATGAAAAAAAATGTGAATCTGCTGGAGTCTTATTTTCTAAATTTCAAAAAATGAAATGGGCTGTTGGAAGGTATATAAGTCCTTATGAAAAAATATATGAAGGAGAGCCTTCTAATAAAAAAATAGTAGATAGTTATCAAGCCTTTTGGGAAGCTTATGAATATTTTCAATGTAATATTATATATTTTGAGCCAAAGTTAAGAGATGATATTTATTCTTTCTTTAAGAGTGTTAGAGGAAATATTGATATGTATGCTCAGTTTAAAGAAGATTATGAACACAATAAGAATCATGAACTATGCCAAAATATGAGAGATTTGATAACAAAATCAGACTCTCTGCTTGATGAAATATCTGAAAAATTAGAATTGGATTTTAGAAAGATTATAGGTAATCAATAAATATATGGAGAATAATTACAATCATGACTCCATTCAGGGAAAAAATGAAAGAGGTAGCCAAATAAGCTACCTCTTTGTTTTGTAATCCTTCCGATCAACAACACACACAATCAACACACTCTCAAGAAGGCTTACATAAGATAGTACTAATATATAAATGAAAAGTTCGATCGTGGATATAAAAAAAGTGAGGGGAACCACCCCCTCACCAAAGTCAAACCAAAATAATCCGAATTATGTCCGTATTATCTTGATGTTGCAAAGATACAATTATTTTTCGATTAGACAATAAAAATCCCTGCATCGGCTCAATGCAGGGATGGTGTCAAATAAGAGCTTAACTGATTTTTAATGATGTCTGATGAATCATTTCGCTAACATCGTTCAAAGCGTTCAGGAACGTTTTGAGTTCATTGTCAGTAAAGCGAGCCTTTTTCCCGTTGACTATATTCCCATTAATACGCTGATATAGCCAGTTTCTACTTTTACCAAAATATTTCTTTGCAATATAACTGAATGAGATTGCTTCGGGCAATTCTCCAAGTTTATCACGTAATATGGCTTCTTCCGCTCTTTCTATATAATCATTGCAGGCATTTACTGTTGCTTTTAGCCCAGCTTCAGATGCTTTTTTGTAGGCTTCCTTTTGGGCTTCCGGTAGCTTATTATATTTATCCTGCATTTCCTTTTTGAAAGCTTCTTTTTCTTCTGTGGTTTTTAGTTCTTTGAATCTTTCAAAGTCAGCCTGCAT